GCGAAACAGGATCGACAGGCAGGGACGGATGAGTGGAGAATTGTCGGATGACTGCGTTATTGGTCAAATTAGTAAATGCAAACGATAATATTGCATATGAGGATTTCGCACTAGCTGCGTAATCTGTCGGGGTTCGGGAGACACCTTGCAACAGAAGTCTCCCACTTTATTTAAAAGGGTATTGACATATATGTATTGTTATGTTATACTCTGTTATAATACGAATTTAAGTGACGGGAACCTATTCCTATATCGACACTTAATGAGTTTGGTAGTTCTCTTTATAGGATTAAAAACTACTATTTTAAAGGTTGGAATACTTTCAACCTATTTGTAATGTTAAGGAAAACATTTAAATGACTACTACTACCACTACCCAGGCCGCCAAGGTCGAAGCCGCACTTGTTAATGGTGCATCACTAACCGCTAAACAGATTACATCACGTTATGGTGTTAAGAATGTTCGTTCCGTGATTAGTAAACTACGTTCAGAAGGTCTTACGATCTATTTGAACAAGCGTGTATCGTCTTTTGACGGTGAGACATATATGAAGTATATGATTGGTACACCGACACGAGCAGTTGTTGCTGCTGGTTATGCAGCACTACGCTCAGCGTAATGTTTAATGTGTGGTGACATAATACACCCGTGGGGGATCATGGTTAATCCCCCAACTTTTATAAATTATAATAGGAATATATAAGATGAGTACTGCTAAAACATTTTCTTTAGAAATTGAAAATATTGCTAAAGAAAAAAGAATCTCTCATATGGAAGCTGTTCTTTGGTACTGTACTAAAGAAGGTATTGAACCAGATACCGTGGGTTCTCTTATCTCTAAAAGTCTTAAAGAGAAGATTGAAGCAAATGCTAGAGATTTAAACTTTCTTCCTAGACAAGCTCAACTCCCAGTGTAATGTACACCATTTATACACAAAAAAATTGCATGTACTGTAATAAGTCAAAAGATTTAATGAAAGAATATAATTATGATTTCATTGAAATATCTCTTGATTATGATAGCAATGCAAAAGGTTTGATGAAAGAACTTGGTCATAAAACTGTACCACAAATATACGATGAAGGAAATATTCATATTGGTGGATATACAGACCTTCTAGAAACTTTTAAAAGTAGATATTCAAATATAAATGATTAAAGGTTTTTTACAGGGAATCATAGTATTAATACCCACGTATATTACAGCGTATTTTACTGATAAAATGATTTACGTTATTCCAATGTTGGCTGCAGCAAGTTTCATTGCTGCTAGTATTGGAAGTAAAAAACTAACACGAAGAGTAGATGAAGAAGCGTACAAAGATGATGGAACCAATTGACGTTTATATAATGTATTGTGCAATGAAGGCTCATTTTAGTAAGACAGATTATGACTTTATTAAGTATGGTGGTAAGACTAAAGTTTCTAGAGATTCTTTCTACAAACGTAAAGACAGACATTTCTTTGTTAAACTATCAAGAAAATATAAAACTAAAATAGAAATTACAAACTATTATGTATCTAACTTTATTAAAGATAAAAAGGGATACATTGCTAACTTTAATGATGAAAACTATAAATTGTGGTTACTTAAAAAAACTAGTTTCTTCGAACATTTTGAAAAAGAGATGCAGCCATTCATTAAAGATTTTGAACCTATATTTCAAGTTAAGGATAACAATCATCCTAAATTATTAAAAGAGTTTTTAGGTAGTAGATTGTCATTAGAAACTATGATAATACTAGATGAGCTAGTAGGATACGGTCAAAGGTGGGATAAACAATTAAAGGATGATATTGTATGGATTGATTTAAAAAAATTGATGAAAAATTACAAAGGGTTCTTGACAATTAACAAGAACAGGTATAGAATGAAACTACTGAAACTTATTGAGGAGTCTAATTAAATGGACGTTACAGTACACTTGGATGGTAATCCTACTATCCGTGAAGAAGGTTTTTTTGAATCTAAAGTTAATAATCTTAATGATAGGATTAAATCTTTAGAGTTTGAAAATGCTAATTTGGATAAAAAGAACGGTGAGCTTAGTGAAAGAGTTGCAAAACTTGCTAGTCGTTTTAATAACCAAAAAGGTTTTCAACCAAAAAGGAATGATCGCTTTAAACGCGATTAAATGGTATGCCGGTGTAGCTCAACGGTAGAGCAATTGCTTTGTAAGCAATAGGTTGTGAGTTCGATTCTTACCACCGGCACCATTAATATGAAAGAGAAAATTATGAAAAATGAAGATAAACTATTAAGGCGAGTAACAGTTGAGTACTATGAATATATTGATGGTGGAGAAGAAAATACACCAGAGACAATTCGTGTGATCAAAAAGAAAACCAAGACAGAAAACTTTTCTACTGGTTCAAGTAAAGGTGATCCTATCGTAACATATATATCAGAGATTTTCTAGTATGGAAGTTAAGTTTGTAGATAAGATGGGGAGTGATCTTTCTGTAGTTAATGCTGCAAGAGTATCATTCTCAAAAACATCTGAATGGGATTCTATTCCAGAGGGTGGTAAGATAGAGGGTTTCTTATCTCATCCAGACGAAAAGTTGATTAATTATCTTGCGAAACATAATCATTGGAGTCCTTTTGGCCATGCATCAATGCAAATCCATGTTAAGGCTCCAGTGTTTGTTGCAAGACAATTAGTTAAACATCAAGTTGGTTTAGTTTGGAATGAAGTATCTAGACGTTATGTTGATAATGAACCTGAGTTCTACGAACCCACAGAATGGCGACTTGCAGCTGTAAATAAGAAACAAGGTTCTTCTAATGAAACTGTAGAATACGATGTAAATTCTGCATATGAATTATGTAAAGAAACATATAATAATATGTTAGAAGCAGGGATTGCACCAGAGATGGCCAGAATGGTCTTACCACAGTCTATGTATACTGAATGGTACTGGAGTGGAACACTTATGGCATTTGCTCGTGTATGCAATCTACGATGTAAACCAGATACACAACTTGAAACTCAAATGATTGCAAATGAAATTGATAAGATAGGAAAAGAATTATTTCCTTATTCATGGGAAGCTTTAAGAAATGGATAAGGTCTTAGTCATAGGTAATGGCGAATCAAGATCGTGGTATAAACCAAAAGTATTAAATGATGTTGTCACTTGGGGCTGCAATGCAATCTACCGTGATGGTGATGTTGATAATCTTGTTTCCATAGATTATGGTATGCAACAGGAAATTTATGATTCTAAATACCAAGATAGTCATACTTGTTGGTTTGCAGATTGGTCTATAATACCATCAGAAGTTGCAGAGATGACACTTATGGGATTTGAGGGCCCTGCATTTATTCATCGTAGTAAAAATAAAACTAGTAATTGTGTAGTGCAAGGAAAAGATCCAGCGACTATACAAGAAAAAATTGAAGAGGCCAAACTACTAAATGCAAATATAGATATGAAAGATATTGAAAAGAAATTTTCAAAAGATGTAGGTATCTGGATTACATATGTTGATGATAACGATCCTGTTAAGAACATAGACTATCCTAGAGGTTGGTCAGCAGGAACTACTGCACTACATCTGGCTTGTCAACAAGGTGCAAAAGAAGTTTATATGTTAGGGTTTGATTTATCTTCTCAGAACGAATCTTTGAATAACATATATAAAGGAACTAGTTACTATTTACCAGCAGATGCAAGGGGATTTAATCCACAAAATTGGGTGAATCAGTTGTTGGCTGTTTTTAGAGAGTTTAAAGATACTCAATTTTATTGGGTTGAACCTAAACACAATATTGGAAGTTCTACTGATAATATTGATATAAGGTACTTGACAAAAGCAGAACTTTGTGATACATTAAGTATACAATAATAAATCGCATATATTCACATAAGGAGAAATACATATGTCACTACAAGCACTAAAAAAGTCCAATTCTTTGGACAAACTACTGGGTGCAGTTCAAACTGAAAATGCCCCCCTAGAAAAGAAGTCCTATACAGATGAACGTCTGTGGAAACCAGTGGTAGATAAATCAGGTAATGGTTATGCCGTTATTCGTTTTCTTCCAGCCGTTGAAGGTGAAGACCTTCCTTGGGCAAAAGTCTGGAACCATGCGTTTCAAGGCCCTACTGGTCAATGGTATATTGAGAATTCTCTTACTACCATTGGACAGAACGATCCTGTATCAGAAATGAACTCTGCATACTGGAACTCTGGTGTAGAATCCGATAAGGAGATTGCACGTAAACAGAAACGTAAGTTGCAGTACTTTGCAAATATTCTGGTTGTCCAAGACAAAGCAAATCCTCAAAACGAAGGTAAAGTAATGCTCTATCGTTTTGGTAAGAAAATCTTTGATAAGTGTATGGAAGCTATGCAACCAGCATTTGAAGATGAAACTCCAGTAAATCCATTTGATTTCTGGGAAGGTGCAGAATTTAAATTGAAGATTCGTAAGGTAGATGGTTATTGGAATTACGACAAATCTGAGTTTGGTGCTGCATCACCATTGTTTGATAATGATGATGAGATTGAAGCAGTATGGAACAAAGAGTATCCTCTTTCAGAGTTTTCAGCTGAATCTAATTTCAAGTCTTATGATGAGTTAAAGACTCGTTTGGGTACTGTACTTGCAGGGACTACTACTGTAGGAAACGTAACTGCTTTGATGGAAGATGAACCACAAAAATCAGCTTGGGTAGATACAAAAGAAGCACCAGCTCCTGCTCCTACTGTGACCAAAGATGATGAAGACGATACTATGTCTTATTTTGAAAAACTTGCAGAGGAAGGTTAATATATTATGTTTACTATTATGGTAACTCTAATCGTTGCACTAATCTCACCAGTTGTTTTAGCTGGTGAGAGAACTGTAACTGTTCCTATACCTAAGTCCATCACACTTGTTTGTTCTGATGACGTAGAGAAAGGGACTGTTGTTCTTACTAACCCTCCTAAGTTTAGTTGTAAAGACTATGATACAATGAAGTCTGTTATTGGTCTGGGAATTACTATTGGGCCTGATACTAAGGTTCAAGAAATCTCTAGAGCGATTAAAAGTATTAATCGTACAAAGAAGCGTAAGTCTCGTATTGCATCTGTAACTCATAAGGGTAATACCTCTACCTATAAGATGAATAGTGGAAACACTGTGAAGTGGACGGAGCCTGTACCAGTTGTATCTGCTCCAAAGACTCCAATCAAACGGCGTCCACATGGTTATGGTGGGTTTGAAAAGAATTTTGAACCTATTCCACAACCAACTTTTAGAACTGATACTTCTTTTGGAAAGACTCCATCTGAACAAAATTTATACAGAGCATTTATGACCTCTGATGAAATTATCAGGTCTGATGAAGCAGCATCACTGAAAACTGTTGATCCTGATTTGTATAATCGTTTTGATGGATTTTCTAGGAATAGGAAGTTCTTTAGAGACTAAAGGTGTGGTGAATATTTCCTAGTCGCTGAATTGGATTCGGACTAAAAAGGTCACTATAAGATAAGAGCCCCTCACGGAAACGTGGGGGGTTTTCTTGTTGAGGGCGCTGGGAATGTAAACGATGGTGGTTTTCTTGACGGCGGGCCAGGATATGTGATAGGTGGTTTGAATTTATGTCTATCCATACACAACAACTCTCTGTCGAGGTGCATTTGATCCACCAATGGTAGTAGATGGCGCTGAAGATACATTAATTGAACTTGCATCTACCTTTGTACCGCCATTAGCAAGTTGATTAGATAAAGATTCAAGGATTTTCGTCATTTTTGCATCCCCACCGCCGCCGATCTTATGATTCGGAATAACTGTCCCCGAAGCATTAGGTACTACTAATTCAGGCCCCGCTTCACCTACCCAATAGGGGTTTCCTGATTTTATAGGGCCACCCATTTCTTTACCAGCGATAGCATTAAGGGCAGTTGCAAGCTTATCTCCGAAAGAAATATTTGGCAACCAACTACTTATATCATTTAGGTTAAGTGTTCCCTCCAACCCTTCTGCCATTTTTCGAATAGGATTTCCTAATGATGGTAATATATTTTGTATTCTTTTCCCTATATCATCCAACGAAGGAATCTCTATACCTGTTATAACTTTAAATTTCTCTTTAAGATTAACGGAGAGGTTA